GTCAGCATCTCTCTATTATCAATCGGAATAATGCCTACTGTAGTCGCGTGAGTCTGAAGATCAGACTTATTCATTCCCTTTAAAGATGACTCGTACTCACCTTCATCCATCGTGCTGTATTTGGAGAGTCCAGTGTCTCCCCAAATTTGATCTAAAGTAGTAGGCCTAAACTCTTCTTTTTTCCCGTGAGTTTGATTTAAATCTTCAAGTTTTACCCTCTTCCTAGTAGTGGACGAGGCCTTTGTTTTTTTAACCGTTTTCCTTGGCATATTGAACCTTTCTCCGTAACTTGGCTTACACGATTTTAGCTCTTTAGGGAATAAAAAAGTCGGGGCCGAAGCCCCGACTCTGAATTGATTCCGTAAGGATTAAGTTAATCTTACGACTGCTTGATGTACATACCCACGATAGCGCGAGCATCCACACAAACGCGACCCTCTTCGAGGGAGCCGTAGAAACCAACCTTATCCTGTCTGGCAGAATACTGATCGTCTGGAATAGCGTTGAATGAAGAGCCAGAATCAGCGTTCTGAGCAATAGCGCGGATAAATGCACCCTTGCTAGCGTCAACACCAACAACAATTTCAGTGTTAGAAGAAGTTCTAGAGCCAGATCCGAAGACAGAGCTATCGAACTGATCAAACAGAATGTTGTACTTCTTAGATGTACCGAGCTCGAGGATCTCAGTGATGTTAACACCATAAATCTCGCTAGCGCCAGCATTGTTGTAGATTTCACTACGAACAGAATCCGGAAGAGCAACTGCTGTTGATTCAGTGCTATCTGGAACACCTCTAGTATTCATCGGCTGATAAGCGAAAGCTCTGATATCTTCAACGATTTCAGGGCTAACGAAAAGGTCAGTAAGACCTTCTGCGAAAGCAGCTTCAGGTGTACCACCAGCAAAAGAAGCATTAACTCTTCTCATGCGGGTCATCATAGCGTTCAAATCAGCTACTCTGAATCCAGTACCATCAGCTGGAGAATCCGGCTGAGCGATAATGTGTGCCAAAGAATTGGTTGAACCTTCTCCAAGGGCTTTAAGAACAACTGCCCAAGCGTTACGGTCTTGCTTGACCAGAACTTCCTGAGCCATTCTCTCTACTGCCTTGCTAACAACATCAAGTCTACCCTTGCGAGCATACTTTCTGTTTACGCTAACAGCGCTGTCAATTGTATAAGTAGCAATCTTAAGCTCCTGAGTCGCTGAAATATCCTGAGAAACAGGAAGACCACCAGCAATACTTTGAGACCAAGTGCTGACATAGCCAGCTGGTTGATCGTAGTAAAGGTCTAGTGGGAAGCTAGCTGAGTCATCTTCGTCAAAAGATGCATCTTGGTAGATAGCTCCAGCTGTAGCTGCCTGCTGAATGACCTGTTGAATAACAGGGCCAAGAAAAGCAGCGAAAGCTTCTTGAGCCTCTCTGGCTTCAGAAACATTCTTGGAACCCATTGCTTTCACGAGCTCAATTTGCTCGGGGGTATTTTTAAGTTTTAATCTCATTGTTTAAATCTCCTTTAAGTTAAAATTAGAGTTCCAGTTTGAATAGTACGTTGTCGTGTGCGTCCTTGGTGCCCAAAAACTTACCAACTACTTTACCGTCAGCGTTTCCAACAGCGGTTAATACTCCGTCTGTTCCAACGTAACAAGATCCGTTTAATGCTGGAGTTCCAGCAACACCGCTGTAAACAAAGATGCCCTTAGTGACAACAGGCACAGCCTGACCACTAACAACAGCTTGCATTTCAGCAGCTTTACGAGGATTGAAGACAAGCTTCTCTCCATTTTCGTCGGTTTCCTTACAATCGTACAGTGTCATCCCCAGAGGGGCCGAATCACCCGATGCGGCCGGACCAACCTTGGCAACAGTTCCGTATCTTTCTGAAACGGTGTTACCATAAGCTGCTCCAACATCGCCTAACAAAGCAGTTTCCTGCAAAGAGGTAGACAATGTCGAATCCGCATACGCGTTGTTCCATCCGGCAGAAGCGGTTACAAAAGTACCCTTATTCTGCGGGAGGCTTGTAGCACTATTGAACGAGAACAAATTGATCACGTCGTGCTCATCATAATCTCTAAAAGGTCTTAGACCACAAGTTGATGCCATATCGTTTTAATCTCCTAATTAATTATCTACCTCTTCCAGATTTGAAATCAAACTGGTCAAGGTTGAAAGCTGTTTTATATTTATCGAAAACTGTTGGTTCGGAAGCTTCGGCGGACACTGGAATAGAATCATTGATCTTTTCAGCGTTGTCGATAGCCTCTTCAACTACATTTTCATTTTGCTCCTCAGCAGGTGCAGAGGCCTCAGCCTCTTCTGTGGGAGCCTCTACTTCCTTCTCTTCAGAAGCCTTAGCTTCTTCAGTTACTTCCTCAGAGTTAGCTCTGAGTTTTGACCTGAGAAGAACTGTTAAAGTCTCTTTGTAGGACGCATAAGCTTCGTCATCCAAATCTTTCATTTGGGTGGCGATGACTTGTCGATCCTCGTCGTCAAGGCTGTACTCTTCGTCTAAAGAAGCCATTCTAGAATTAAAAGTTTCTTGTTTTTCTCTTTCTATTCTCTCAGCTTCTAAAGTATCAAGCTTTTCCTTGATTTCGTCAAAGTTTGACTTTAGGTCTTCGTGAGTCTTTTCAAGTTCACTGAACTTGGCTTGACTATTCTCAATTTCCTCTTCGAACTTCACCTTATCCTCATGAAATTTCTCGGAGGCTTTCTTGAGCTCGTCCTCCACGAAAGTAGAAATCTGAGAGGCGGTGAGAGTCTTCAAAGAATCTTCGTTAATATCTTTAATGTTCTCTATTTTCATTTTTCGAACCTCGATGTGATTATTTACATCTTTTTCTTCCTTTTGGGAAATTTTTTCTATCTGAGAGCGTAAGTTTGCTAGTAATTTGTCTTTCGATTCTTCTAGCTCTGAAGCCTTCTCTATCACGGGCTTCTCTTCTGCTGATTTTTCATCCTCGTTTTCGGTGGCTACAGCGACGCCTTTAACGTCTGCCGCAGGGGTCTCTGTAAGACCTATTCCAAGAGGCACAATATTGCCCTTAACTTTTCTATAAATTTTCTCTCCAGAATCCAACGTTCCAGAGCCGCCAAAACCCCTTAAAAGATCTTTGCATTCGTCAATATCCTCAGCTTTTGATATAATTTTGCCATCTTCGATGTTTTTATCTTCCCCCTCTAAAGCAACGATCTCATACTCTGAAAAACCGAGCTCCCAACTAGCACTTATTTTCATGTAATCCTCACTAGTTGGATCACCTGAATTTTCGATGACATTAGCAACGTTAGAATTGACCGTTCTCCAGATGACTCCACCAAGGGTAATATTGAAGGGAGATTTCCTATCTATAACCTCCTCTTCTGTAAGCGGCTCATCAGTGCCAAATTCAGAGAAGCTGGCGGACAAAATAGTTCCTATAACCTTATCTCTATTATGTTCGATATTAATAGGTTTGTTAATGAAATGCTTATACATTTCTACTGACGCAGCACTATCTACTACATCATCGTTCTTATTTACTCTATTAGCTACGCAGGCATTAAAAGCCACTGGCAAAAGGTCTATGTTTTTATCAGTATCTACATCTGGTATAAACTTCTCCAATTCCACCATGGAAGCTAAAGCTAAATACTTATCTTTATCTTCATTTATAACTGGCTTTATTGCCGAGCTAAATATTGTAGTGTATTTGTGATTTTTCATATTAAAGATCCTCCTCAAACCACAACCCCGTTTCCTTCTTTACACCTATATAAAGGTCTTCTGCACCTAGACTTAAATTTACATTATACTTATCCAATAGGAAAAAAGCTTCTTTTTCTCTTTCGCTTGTAGGCTCATAACTATGCAGCTCCGCTAGTTTAAGATACTCTGATTTAGCCGAAAAAATGAGATAATCCCAAGTCTTGCATAGCGCTAAAGCTATTTGAGGAGTTCCTTCTTCGTTTCCTTCATCCTCTATGTCTTCCAAAAATGAGGTAAAGGAGCTTTTAATATTTTCTATGCTTTTAGCTTTTCCGAAGTCTCTAAGAACATCACCTCTGATTTCTTGTAAAGCTTCGACAATCCCAACGCTACTGGCTATTCCTGAATCTTGCTTTTCTTCTTCTTGCTCTAAGCAATCTTTAGATATTTCGATGACGTCTCTCTTGGTAGGAATAATGCCGGAGACCTCTAATTCTAAATTTGAGCGATTTTTTACCACAGCGTCAAGAATAATTATACACTTTTATTAGTTTTTGTAGAATTTAATTGGGTAAAAAAAACCTCGCCCCCTATAAGAGAGCGAGGTCTTGTAATTTTTACTTAACCGTTATTTTCCTTCTTCGGTTGATTCGGTTGATTTAGCTTCGTCATCACCAGAGCTATACTGCCAATACTTCTTAGGCGAAAATTTAGCCAAGTAAGCAGATACAAGTTGCTTTGGAGTAAGAGGCTTTAAGTAGAAGTTTATAGGAATGCCTCCACATTTTCCATCCTTTGCTAGTGCAACATAGTCATCAAAAGCTGTCATAAGGCTGTTAGTGTCGATTACTTTGTTGTCATCGTGGTCGATCTTGCCAATTGCACTGACGGCATTAGTGATGTACGAATTATCAAGAGCCATAAAGCTTTGCCCCGCTTTAGCTTTTTCTGCTTCTGATGTTGTGGATTTCACTACGGTATCACTTGACGCTTGGATTTTCGACAGCTTATCCATTACATCTGTTGGAGATGGCGCGAGTGTAGAAACAGTAGATGACACCTTGTTTGAAACAAGACTAGGAATAAGTCCCATAGTGATTACTGACGCATGAGACTGTATATCAGACGTAGATAACATTCGCTTAACTGAATTAGAGAATTGAGAGTCAACCCCGAATTTTCCTTCAGCAGATGCTAGCCAACAATTTTCTTCAAAAGAAGCGCTTATTGACGCAGTAGAACTTCCACTTGATTGACTTGAGTTAGATTTTTCAGTTTTGAGAAAGTGGACTAACCCCACAAAAGACGAACCTTGAGTCTGACCTGAGAGTAAATAGAGAGCTTTAGATGCATCGTCTTCTCCGAGGGCTTTAGCAATACCGGCGTTTGTTGTTTCGATCTGGTTACTTGGATTGTTTGCGTTCCATGCTCGGATACCCTTCTCGGGGTCCAAAATAAATGGAGCAAATATATCCGACATCTTATGAGTACAATTCGCAGTGATTACTAAAGTGCCTTCTAGTTTATGATTGGTTGATTGAGACGTAGATGCATTGCGAGCTGCCCCTGCTGCTGAGGCAGCGTATGTCGGACCAAATATAGAAGATACTTGCCCAGACACATATGATGCCACCGAGCTTGCGTGAGCGTCGGTGTCGTCTTTTTCAGATTCAAACCTAAAGTATTGAGCGTCCATCACCATGGTATCAGAGGATATACCTTTTTGGGCAATCTTAGATTTATTCCAATCTATAGGAGACTCAACATCAACGCTAATTACTTTAGCGGACAATGCTTGCGCTGCTTGGATTTTTGGTAGATTTTCAGCTGTGACGGCCGCGTATTCCGCTGCTGATGCAGCCATCTTCTGTTTTAAATCATCTACTTGACTCAGGAGGTTCTTCATGGGGTCACCAGTTACCTGCATTTGAATCATTTGCTGAACCGTCATGTCAAGACTGCGTTTAGCAAGAATAAAAGAATTTAATTTCTCTTGAGCAAGGTTGATGGGCTGTTGCGCAGCATCAATAGCTTTAAGATGTTCAATTTTGTCAGGATGTACTATATTACCTAATGTTAACGACGGATCGTATGGAATTGATTGTGGCATAATATTTTATAAAATGGGTTAGTATAGATTATACACCCATTTAAAGCTTTTGACTAAAAACGCTCTGAATACTATAGCATATGCAATTTTTGCTTTGCTTGAGCAATCATCCACCTGTCTTTTTTATCTAGATGGGATCTAAGATGCTCATCTATCTGCTTAAGCATTTCTGGCTTTTCTCCCATATGAGTATCTCTTACTTTTTGGATTCCTTGCACAACTTTAAGGAGGGTTCCAGTAGCCCCAGTAGCTGGCATAGCAAAGGGAGCTACCATCGTAACAATCTTTATTCCTATCACTAATACAACTAGAAAAATAACTATACCCACTATCCAATAAACTTTACCCATTAAACTGGCGTATTTGGTAGCTTGCAATGCGTTCTCTTGATTTACTGCGTCTAATTTCTGCTGGGCGGCTCCAAGCTGACCTCTAAGAAGTCTGTTTTGATTTTGTAGAGCTACTAGATTTTTGTCCATTGTAGCTAATATTTCTTGTCCTTTTTTAACTTCTGCGGGATCTGTTGAAAGTAACCCAGTAACCATTTCGTCTGACTTCATTGCGTTCTCCATCTGGGGAGGACCAAGCGCAGTCACTCCTCTTGTAGTCATTTGTTTTGCTACTTGGGATTGAGGGGAAGGAGACGGGTCTTTCTGTAAAGCTTGATCTGCTGCATATACAAATGTTCGGCCGCTTTCTATTTGCTCATCTTTATTTACAGACTCTTGCTTCTGGATATTATCTACAACTGCTTTTTGTTTGTTGAACTTTCCGAGGGGAGTAGAGCAGCCGCCTACTACAACAAGACACAAAGCTGCTATATAAAAAACGTCTTTAGAATAATTCATATTTAAGCTGTTTGAACGTCTCCCAGCTTCTCCAATTCTTTAATTTTCGCAGAAGGAGAACCTAAACCGCCTATCATTGTAAATACAGTTAGGCCAGATTTATCTCCCGCGTAAACTCCTCTATGTAGAACGCTGTTAGGTCTCATCAACCTTGAGATTTGTTCAAAAGCTTGGTCTAGGTGCGACTCTGGTATTGTGTCTAATTGTTCTTTCCCCCCGATCACAATTACGCCAGCTGAGTTTCCTGTTGATATTTCTACTCCTCCAGACAAGACTCCCTTCTTAACGTTGTCTCTTACTGCTCGAGCAAGGCTGACTTGATCTCCCCAATCTTTCACTGGGGTAGCGCCAAACATTATCAGTCCAGAATCTAAAACCTGTTTCAAATCATTAGAGTCAAAAGAAGTATAAGTGCTATCTTTCGAGGCTGTTAAATTGTATAAGTGGAAAACTCCAGCAACGCTCATATTCGCGGTTTCCCAGAATTTAGAAATCGCTAGCCTAGGATATGTTTTAGTGATTTTTTCATTATCAATTAAAATAAGTGGAGAAACTTTCCCCTTCTCTACTAAATCGTAAGCGTCTCCTAAGCAAGTGGCCGCGTTTGCATTGACTTTCTTTCCTTCTGATTTTTTAGGAAGCGAAAGTATCAACCCGACTGGGACGTCTATACCTAGAGTTTCTTGTAGTTCGATAGCAGCGTCGACTAGCTGTATCATAGTGCCTGTCCCAGTTCCTCCTCCTCCACCTACACACACAAAAATTCTATCAAAAGAATCTCCAAACGATCTTCTCATGAAGTCTAAAACATCTTCCTTGGATTCTGTAAATGCTTTTGCAGCTTTGAAGGGGTCCTTGCCTGCTCCACCTTCGCTAAAGCAGAGTTTGTTTTCTACGCTCTTTAAAGTATTTAAATCCTGTTGAGCTGTATTTATGGCGCATACTTTTCTGTATCCTACTTTATGAAAAGTTTCTGCTATCCTTGAACCTCCTTGACCCGCTCCTATAAACGCAAACTTAAAAGCTACATCTACTTTATCCTCTACCTCAGTTTTAACTTCTTCTTCCGGCTCTGGAATTGGAATGTCGGGTATTTGGATGTCAAAAGACAAACCTGAATCTTCGTTGTATTCTCCTATGCTTTGCGATATATCACTCATTTTCTACTTTGCTTTCTCTTAATATGCTAGCTAGCCAATCGTCTAACTGATGCTCATAAGCTATAGACTGCGTCTCTTCTACTATATTATGGTTCCTATCTACGGGTTTTTCAATATATATTTTAGCCTCGCTAATCCAATCTTCTTTTCTTTCATTAGCCATAACGACTTTCGATATATCAAAAGCGACTTCTTTCTGATCTTTGGTTAAAGATCTTTTTGAGAACTTTTTCCTTAATAGCTTCTGCACATGATCTTCAAGTTTATTTGCTACCAGCATATTCTCTTTTACGCTAGTTAAACTGAAATTCACCTTATTAACAGAGCCCTCTAAACCTATTGGGGCAGAATTCCTTTCCTCGCTTAGTGGGGTGGAAATTTTTTCTGGTCTTCCTCCTTCTTGGGGAACTTCTGGTTTGTCCTCTGAGTCTGGGTTTTGCCTCATGACTATCGGCTCGTAGAAGCCATCATCTTTTAACCCCCTAAACTCCTTTTGAGCTTCTAGGGATTCTTCCTTAGTGGGAAGCCTCCCAGACCGAATCGCTTGAATACCTTCTTCTGGTGTTAGGATTCCAAGCTCTATCAATCTAGTATAAACCCTATCCGCTGTAGATGAATCAGATAGGTCGATGTCCTCATAATTGGGCGTCGGAAAGTTTTTAAATCCTAAGCTCTTGCAAATTCTTTTTATTTCCGGCTTAAGAAACTCTTGAATAAATACTTGCCTTGCTTGCTTTAGCCTTTCTACAAAAACACTAACTTTGATTTGCATGTTAGCGTATTTTTCTCCGCCACTAGTCAATATATTGTTAAGGCCAACTTGAATATCTTCATTAACTATTTGATATTTTCTAGGGTCCAATAAATCCGCAATCTTCGGAACAACAAACTCTGCTCGAGTAGTATAGTCCGCAATCAAAACTCTTCCTACTGATTCGTTTTGGAAAAGCTTTTGCATAGCAAGTAGATTCCTTTGGTTAATTCCTCCCTTGTCTGGAGTGTCTCCCATAGTTACCAACAAGATGGACTGTTGCATAGTTCTAGCTATGGACATATCCATTTTTTTCATTTCCGCCTTCCAATTCAAATCTTCCAAAACTGGAAAACCCATTGGAACTGCGAAAGGCTCATAATCCTGCTTTTTATAAAATATAGCGTTTACCTTGTCGGAGGATAGTGGGATTCTGACAGCTCCCAATCTTCTACCTTTTTTAAGAGCGTCTTTAGTTTCTTGGTCGAGGCTTTCTAGAACTTCAAAATCTTCTTCGGTTCGAGGGTTTCTTACTCTTTCAAGTTCGTAGTCGGTCAACACTTTATAAAAAGTGGGGTTGACAAAAGTTACGTTTCCTGTAAGCTGTATGTCAGATGGATTTAAAGTTATGTACTTACTGGGCACAACTAAGTCGTTGTCTTCAGCTAGTAAGGAAGATCCGAAGGTTTGATTTATCTTCTTAAAGTCTTCTGTGCTTATTTTGGAATCGAACCTGTAAATAAAAACATTTCCAGATCTAAAATACTCTCTATAGAATTTATTCTGAAAGTCTACCAAATTGATTTTATCAAAAAATGCTTCTATAAACTTATTTACCCTCTTGCTTCCTCCTGTAAAGTATACATTTCCAGAAGTAAACTCCGTCATTAAGTCTATTGTATTTCTAAATATAGCGAAATTGTAATACGCTTTCTGACATAAAACTACAGCGTCTCTTACTGTTATTCCGCTTGAATTTGATGTGTCGTTAGTGTACTTAAACGGAATTAACCCATCTTCAATGTTTTTAAACCTGTCGGTTCTTATGATTGTAGAGGTTTTATTTCTTCTAGTTCTGGTAGAGCTGTTTGGGTCTGGATAAATCCTGCTATTTTCGACAGCATGAGAGACCATCAGAGGTTCCGCGGGCTCTACTTCAGGCTTTTTTGCGGCCCTAGTTCTCTTGACTGGGGCTTTTTTCTTGGTCTCTTCTTTCATTGTAAAACTTGATGTTTTTTACACTTTTTATATGAGGATCGGAACAAAAGTGTTTTCCGCACCTTGCTCTTTTAGGTCTATTATATCAAAATAGGCCCTAGTTGCCCAATTAGAAAGCATTAGCGTTGTGTAATTATCCTTCCTCGCTCTATTAACTGAAACACTCCTTTTCAAGTGGGAAGGCAAATCAAAAGTCTGAACACCTTTTGCTGTAGACTTAACCTCCACCAAAGCGCACTGCTTCTTTGTCTGATATACTAAATCATCTTGCACTTCGATTAGTTCAAGCACGTTTTCGCAATTTGTCAACTTTAAAGGAACTTTCCTAGAAGAAAACTTGTTAAAAGCTGCACCATTAGCTGTAGTTCTGGACGCAAACCATATTCTTTTATGGTCTATGTCGGCTTGCAGCCGTTCATTTCCTTTTCTGATAAAATCAGTAGAAAATACCTGCTTAAAACATATTTTTTTGTCTTCAAGATTATATTGCATTTTTGCTTTTTTAAGCATTTGTTGCCTCTCTACTCCCTCTTTCTCGGGCTGGAGATCAAAGAATTTAATTTCTATATTATTTTGAAGAAAAAATTCAGATTCGTTTGCGCTGTCTATGAATTGGTAACCAGCATTATCAATGCAAATCATTATGATATTAAAGTTTGTCATTAAATAACCTAGGTACTTTATGTGGTCTTTGAGATCTCCTCCAGCTAATGCGTAGCTATTAACTAGCGTCGCGTCTCTTTTTTCTTCGTCTATTTCCAAAAGCGACATCGCGAAAAAGTCAGAGCTAGGGCTGTTGCTGAAACTAGGGTCGATTCCAAGTATGTACTTCTTGCCCGAATCTCCATATATTCTAGTCGTAGGTTCCTCCCCATCTGGTACTGTGCATTCGTGCATTTTTTTCCCACTAAAATAGCTATCACTTCCATCAGTGAAAGCCGCACAATACTCTCTTTGAAAAGAAGAATTAGATAATCCGCCGCTGCCAGCTTCCTCAATCACCGTGTGATCTATCATTTGTTCGGGCAGAGACTCGTAACTCATTTGGGATATAAAGTAAGACGCTTCTCCAGTGTCGTCGGAATATATCTTCTCCATCCAATCTCTATATGTTTTATACAAATTTTCAAAAGTGTAGCTAGCTGATGATAGAGCCAACATTTTAGTGTTGTTCTTAAACACCGCCCTATCTGCTTCGCCCAATCTTCCTTGCTTAATTAACTCATCTTCTCTCTCTCGAATTTGCATCCTCTTTTTTAAGTCTTGAGGAGAAACCAAAAACGGCATCAAAACATTTTTAATTGTTTCTTCTGGTAATAAGAGAAACTCGTCTAAAACCAAAACGTTAGCCCTGAAACCACGGATCTTTTCACCGCTCAAAGGAATCGCGGTTATAGTGCCTCCATTTATTTTCCACTCATGCTGGTCGTTTCTTTCAGTTTTGGCTCCAAACGCTTGAGCCAGCAATTTTGCTTCTTTCGTTTCGACAATATTTTTTATGTTATTAAAAATAAATCTTGCTGTACGAAAAGTGGGGCCAGCTATTAATATTTTAGTGTTAGGTTCAAATATGCATTGTAAAAAACAAAAAACACTAGCTATAAAAGTCTTTCCGCATCCTCGACCCCAAACGCACATACTAAAGTTTCTATTTAAAAAACCTTTCAGCATAATTTCTTGGAAAGGTGCCAACTTAACGCCAGTCAGCCAATAAGTTGTCATAGTGAGGTTGTTCCTTAAGAATTTTGCGAGACTTATTCTAGCTTGCTTATCTTCTAGCTCACCTTCTAATAGCTTCAGCTCAGAATTTAGGTCGTTCGCTCCCTCGTTATATTTTTCAGCAGAATACCACATTTTAATCAAGATAAGCTATTAACAAAGTAATCAAAACTATCAACGCTGCTTGGTCGTAAGTTAGACAAATATGACCTTTCATAGCATTTTTAAATCGTAAGCTAATTGTAAATCTTGGGTTTTAAAAGCCTGACCGCAGAAGAATATTTTTTTTGTTAGCCTTACTGCTTCGGTCTTAGTTTTCGCGAATAGAAATTGTATGTTTTTAAAATCTTGATTAAGCGATCTAACTCTATTAAATATATATTCTGGAGTAGCTCTGACTTTGCTTGAAACATAAGGCAGTTTATTGAAATTCATAGCTTCCTCTATAGACCTCTCTACTAAAACTATCAAATAAGCGTCCTGTTCTACGGCTCTTTCAACCTCTCTTCTGAAACGGTCATACCCTCCGCTCATTGTGCCTATGAAGTCGTTCAAAGACTTTCTTTCTACGTAACAATTTCCAGAGACTTCCTTATCGCTTAACGCGTAATCTCCAAACTTTAAAGTTTTAATTTCAAAGGGTATGTCGAACTTAAAGGGCTTCTGTTCTCTGGTATCTATGTAAATTTTGCAATCCTTTGATGAATTGTCATACTTTATTTCGCCCGACAAGTCTTTAAATTTATTTTTCAGACCTAACTCCTCACATATTTTAGAGTAGCTTCCAAATACTTTTAAGTAGTGTTGTACTGGCGGAGTCATAACTGACCTGAGCTCTACTTGAGAAGGGGCATAAAACAAATTCTTCTTATTCTTTCTTTCTTCAAGTACTTTTTTACAATACTTTTTCTGATCTTGTTCGTCTTGGCTTTCTAGCCACTTTTTCATATTTCTTCTATCATTAAAATTGGTAGAAAAATAATATTCCTTTGATTTAAACTTTATCAGCTCTCCAGAGTACAAGTCTTTTCTTGGAAAATTCTTTTGGTAATACTCAGCAAGCCTTAAGTCATGACACTTGATGTGAGCATGTAGACTTTTTTCAGACTTGAAATCCTTATCGCATTCTGCGCACTTAACCATTTATTGCTTCCTCTTCTGTCAAACCCATTATTCTACATTTAACTTCGTCAAGTGTAGATAATCTTTTGACCTCTTCTTTTACCAACTGCTTTTGTTTTTCAGCCATTTTAATGAGCTCCAACCTAGACTCTTCGTCTTTCCATAGTTGTACTAAATTTAGTATTGAAGCATTCTCTTTAATCTGCTTGCTCAACCTCTGGCTTCTCTTCTCTTTTAGGCTTTCTAGAAGTTTTTGTTGTCTTCCTACAGATTGGTTATACTCAGTTTGGGAATGTCTTATAGACTCTACTAGTCCCATTGAAATTTTTCTACCCTCTGTGTCGCTAGCAGTGGCGTCTAACATATTATTCAATCTCTCGATTCTATTTAATATATTTGACGATAAAACGACTTCAACAGACAGAACTATATACTGGTCAACTTCTTCCTGAGTAAGATCGCTTTTGTCGTGCGTATACCTTACGAAGCTGCTTTCAAAAAGGGTTCTGTCGTTCTCGCTAGAGAAATTACTTATTTGATGAATAAATCTATACGAATGCAAATAACCCATCAAAGAATTCACGCTCTTTTTTTGAGCGGTAGTCATTTTATCTTCTGAAATTTTGTCGTGTATAAATTTATTTATTTTAGATAGAGTTTTGCCGAATGTGGTTGGAGGCTTCCACATTGATACTTCTTCTACGGTTCTATCTTCGTAAAAACTTCCAGTAGACTTCCTTAGCTCTTCTATATATTCCCTTACTGCTCGAACTTCTAAATCTAAATTCGTTAGCTCGGGCTTTCCCGTCATAGTTCTACCGATATCAATCGGTCTCATGATAGAGGCGTTTTCGGCTATGTACTGTTTATACTCTTCTGTTAGTTCAAACTTTTTAGCTGGAACATATACCTGAGACCCTCTGGCTTTTATTTTTCTTGACGAAAGAAACTCCTTCATCAGTCTGCCGTTTTTAGATCTACCATCTGGATTTGGATCTTCTGGGAAGCCTACTGAAATAAGCTCGTTTAGTGATGGAGGTGAGTCGGAATTAGAATTCCACTTTTCCAGAACCAAAGACTGTTTTTCGAGTGACAGATTGTTTTTCTCGAAATAGTCAGTTGGCGACCCGTCTGGGTTAAAATATTTAGACTCGTCCATAAATTAAAATATATCTATCTCGTCTTTTTGTATCGATTTTTTTACTTTTAAGATTATTGCTCTTTTTATGTTAGTTATTTGTTTATATCCCGGACTTCTGTTTTTTTCAGAAGTTTTATAACCCATTTCAGAAGCTACCTCGTTTTCGGTTTTGTTTTCTATGTACAGCATCCTGTACACTTTCCATTCTATCGGTTTAAGAACCTGTTTCATTCTGACGTTAATCTTCTTTATAGAATCCTCTATATCTCCAACGTCAAATTTTCTTGATGAGACTTCTTGTACGTGACCGTCAAGGGGGACTGGTATTTTTATGTTATAAGCATCTTTTTTATTTCTTTCCCAGTTTTTGTATATAGGGCAGTCGCTGCATTGAGTAGAATAAATTTTACATAAATTGTCTGGTTCTGCCGCTGCGCATCTCAGACAAGGTCTGGCAAAACTACTATAGTTGTTTCTGATTAAATTCTTAAGTTGGTTTGAAATAGTTCTGTTTAACCAAGGAGGAAGGGGCTTCTTGTGATCGTAAAGATGCCATTTTTTGTAGATATGGATTCTTAAGATTTGACTGATATCGTCAAAATCAATCCAAGATAACGCGTTGAGGTTCCACTTGTTTCTCCTCTTCGCTATTTCTTGGTCAATCTCTACTATCTTGTCTTCGAAGCTTGGCTTTTTAGGCATCCGACTGCTTGCTACTCCTTATTGAGCCAGCTTCTCTTTTAAATTCTTCTAGAAAGGCTTTTTTAGTTATTCTTTTCGCTTTAGGTGCTGGTTCACTTTTTATACGTGTCCCATCTGGATTGCTGGCATAGGAACCAGCTATCGAACCTAGCTTATTTGTTCTTCTCGCTGAAAAATCGTCGCATTCATACGCAAGAGCGCTTAACGAATTAACGAGTTCCTGTTTCGTTTCAGGTATTTGCTCCTCTTGATCCTCATCTTCAACCACAGCTTGTTTTTGAGCTTTGGCGTTCGAATTCATCCCCGTCCCACATTTCGTGCAAAAATTGGGCTTTTGAGATGTGTATTTATGGAGCTGTCCGCAGTTTTGGCAATAAATATTCATCACAAAGATTATAAGTAATTAATCTTACACTAATTATATGCAATCTTTTAATAAAAAATACAAAGTTTCTGTGATTTTAGTTGTAAAATATAGTATCGTATGGCCGCTAAGAAGAAAAAAAGAAAACCAGATTATCTCTTTACTAACGGTAATGATAGGGAATTTCAGTTCTATTTTAGGAAACCCCATAAGAACCATAATGCAGATGGACTTTGCTTAAATCCAGATGTGTATGAAGACCCCAAAATATATGTTGATCCTCATCTCCCTCCTAAAAGGAAGCTTCAAGTAGTAATAGAAGAAGTCACTCACGCCTTCTTTTGGGATAAAACAGAAAAAGACGTAAGGAAATTTTCTCAGGTTCTAGCTGATATATTAGTTAAAAAGATGTGACGTTACCATAGACGAAGCGGTTATCCAGATGAGGAATAACCCCATTGTCTAAAGCGTTAGAGCAGAAACTCATGTCAGAGCCCCTTTCCCATACATAACCATGACTATAAGAATCTAATAGAGTACTTATGCCTCTTTTATTCAGTAGATAACAAGCAAATACATAAGGGCCAGCCCATACGCCTTGAACATTTCTTGTTACGATGTCCTCATAATCTTGCGACTGTTTATACCATCCATCCCCATCTATTGCCCCCCAATAGTTCGAAATAAAATCTGCGTCAATTACGA